CCCATATTAACGCAAAACATATTGATAATGACATACCTAAATCGTGCCGCCGTAGCCAGAAGTGTTACTGAAACACTGGGCGCCAGCAAATCTTTAGATTCTTTGGCCTCAGGGATACTACCACCTGAGTCTTACATGCCTGAAACAGAGGGTCAATACTGGCAGTTTCGAAGATACATGCATGACATACTATGCCATGCCTTGATAGACAATGGCACATTCAGATTCCAACCATTTAGACTTCAAGAAATTGGGCTAAGCACAATGGATGTCAGGCTAACCAAGCAGCAACCTGATCTGTTCTCCATTAGAGAAGAGGAATTGCACTTAGGTGAGGTGACATTTACATACAATCCCACCTTTGCAATCAGTCAAAAGAAAGAAAGGTACAAAGATCTGATGAAATTCTTACAAGACAGTGGTTTCCGTGCAAGACTTGATGTCATAACATTTGATCTAACAGACCCAGAGTGGGAGGAGTCCTTCTCAGCAATCTCCGAGATGTTCAAAACAATTTTGCGGGATTTTCTGACATGCTTACGACTAATTCATTCAAACCCAAAATTTGGTAATGTCAGGAAAAGTGAGTTGGGGAAGTACAATTTGAGCCGCTTGCAATACTCTCTCGAGAGCTCAACAATTGTTGATCAAGTGAAGCAAGCCACTGGAGTTGAAGTTCCTGTTGATTATGTGAATATGGCAATGGAAGGTCCAGGCAAAGACATGTTGTCAGATGAAGAGTACATTGAAAGGATGGCAACGTGTATATTAAATAACAAGCCACACAAAAGGCCTTTCCCAGAACCAAGATCAGTTGAGCCCGTAACAATGCAAGCTGAGTTTAAATCCTTGTTTGATTCAAAACCGACAACAAAAAAACTCCCTAAGATTTTGCAGCTAGGAATGCCGCGCACTACAATTGAGGAACCGAAATCATTTGAGGAGACTTGCAAAACCCTGAGGACAACAAAATGCTCAGGTGGGTACTTGGACTTTGTTAAGCAAGCATTGTTCCTCACTAAGCCTGAAGAGGAAGACAGAATCATCAGGCTAAATCTTCCACCGGCCATCCAGGTCGAGGAGCAGTTAGAGGGGCCAGGTCGTAAGGCATACCTGAAAAGGAATGGGTTGAAGCCGGAGCGCGAGACACCTAAACACATTGGTGTCAGCCCAGATCATTCAAGGGTCCTTCAGGAGTTCATTTCCGACATTGAGGACAATAGAAACTCTGGTGAGTTAAAAGAACTTGACTTTCCTGATTTGTCAGTGACAGGACTGACCCTTTCAATTGAATTGGAGAAGTCTACTGAGAGGATTCTCGAACACCCAACTAGTAAAATGCTAATGTTTTACCAGTGCATATCAAACGAGATTGTGCTGAATAGTATGAGGAGGAGGTCCTCAGGTCAATATGTTCTGGGGTACAGCGGTATAAGGGATGTGTATTTTTTAGTTGCTCCAGGTGCACAATTAAGGACTGAACACAACACAGAATTTATCAAAATCATATCACTGACTCAACCTCTAACAGGTGGATTATCCAAGGAGTGGTACCCTGTCGGAGATCATTGGGAAAGCAAGTGGGTCTCTGTTGATGTAGACAGGCTCAAGCACTGGCAGAGGGCTTTTGATCGAGTCACAACAACACTCATGGCAAATGTGGAAAGAACTGTTCGACCAAATTTCACTTATAGAGATGGCTTGAAAGATGAACTGGCAAACGGTAATTACACCTTGTTGGCTTTAACATATTTGGAGAACAAACATCTCACCAGTGTAACAAATCAAACACTAAGGTACCTATGGATGAAGAGCATTGGTGATAAGCAGTTTGAGGGTTTGGCCTCAAAGTTCCCAAGCCGTGTTAATTCTGTGATACAGTCTTTCATGTTGCAACGGTCAGTTGAATCATGTTCAATGATTTGTAGAATGCCACTCACTGATCTCGTAAAGATTGTCAACCCCAACAGAGACAATGAGACAGGCCTGTATGATGAGACAACAACTGGTGTGACAAGCTTGCTGCCACGAATCTTCTGCTTCGGTGGGTCAGTCCCAATAGCTTACAATCTCAATGAGATTTACTGGTGTATGGCTTACAACAAAGACAGGCAGAATGCAGCACAAGATGCCCTAAGCATCCTAAAGAAGATAGTCAAAGAGGAAATGAAATACAACAAAGAGATCTCCAAAAGGAAAACTGACAAGGGAAGGGTTGATTACTTTCTAGGACACACCTCAATAGCAGAGGATATCAACCATGCTTTCACGGACAACCCAGAGAGTCATTTTTATAGTTCAAAGGCAGTTCGAATTGGTCTGCGCAAGCAAAATGTGCATCCAGAGAACCTTGGTGACAACGGTTCATGGATGAACTCTGACAAGTTAGAAGCCATATTATCAAAGCCTTTGTCTGACTATGCGACATTCAAGGCCTCTGTGAAAGATATAGCCAGGTTTGTGAACCCTTCTGATTTGAAAGAGGTTAAGAAAATTGGTGTGAGGACAAAGGCCATTGAATTGATTGCAGAAATCCTGGAGAATGAACAACTAATGACAGCCTCTGAGGTTGCCATGAGGTATTCAGGCAAGGGGAATGAGGACTTCAAGATTCTCATTCAAATATTCAAGAAAGGGCAAATTGGAGGTGTTAGAGAAATCATTATCCTATTCATAAAAGCCAGAATAATGATGAACATTGTTGAAGAGATCGCAAGACTTCTGTGTAAGTCAGACAAGAGGGAAATTTTGACAAAAGGGAGAGACAAAAGGCTCATGATGCGTGGAGACTTTGAAGAGGTAACTTCGTCATTCCCTGAAGGCACACCAGTTCAAGTCATAAAAGAGTCATATGACATGACTGTTTGGTGTCAAAAGTTCATACCTGTGATATTTGCCCACATCCATCTTGAGCATTTCAAAGACCACCCAGGCATGCAAAGCTTGGCAAAGCACATCTTCTTAGCTCATTCAAATAAAGAGATTGAGTATCCAAGGAAACTGGTTGAGCAATGGCAGTTACATCGTGATATTAAGCATGAAGACCCAGCAATGCAAGCATTAAAGGAGAAGTTCTTACGAGATGGTAAGCCTTACTTCCAAAATCATTCAAACATGTGCCAGGGGATCCCTCATTACAACTCAAGTGTCTTAGGGCTGTCCTCTATTAGCCTGAGAGATTCCTTATTTCATGAGTGCTTGAAGCAATTAAATCAAGAATGCCATATACGATGGAAGACAAGATTAGGCTCTGATGACAAGGGAACTTTAATTGGCATGGACCTCTCAAAGCCCACTTCTAGGTTTCAGGCAAAGTTATTAGGCCAGTGTGAGAGGGTATCTGAAAGACTCCACTGCATGGAGTTGTCCATTAAATCAGCATCGGGAAATGTTATGTATGAACTTAATTCTGCCTATATGGCAAACTTAGAGACTTTATCACCAACAATCAAATACAGTTTAGCTGCCACAGACTCAATAGAAACAAGTTCTTGTGCCGGATTTGTGAATGAATCTTACAGCAGGATACGGCAGATGAGAGAAAATGGATGCTCTTCATTGATTTGCCAGTACGCGCACTCATTGAATTCAAGACACTTTTACAACATTTTTTCAACTGGTTTAGGAGGAGTCAATGACCTTCAAAGGGTTTTTAGGCAACCAACAAGAACCATACCTTACGACTTTGGTATTTACCCAATGTATGACTCAGATCTGCAAGATTTGATGGGTCCAGACTTTTACAACTACAGGATATTTAAGGAAAAAGATGCAGACAACAAGGCACTCAGGTTACTCTACACTGAGTTGTCCAAACGTGAGCAAGATGAGTTGTTTGCTAGAGAAGAAGATGATTTATTAAAAAAGGATCATTTTGGGATAACACAAGGTTTAGTGAAGCAACTTGCAGGAATGAGGGAAAGAACACACTCTAAGGCTGAGGAAGTGGAGGCATATTTTGAGCGAAACCCCTTCTTAATAATAAGGGGACCACAGACACCAGAAGAGGCTCTTATGTTAGTCCGCTCAAAGTTGTTCACTAAAGGTGCTGCACAGGCGCTCAGGAGAACCTCTCCAGCTATCTACATTGGTAGGTTGGCAGCCTACAAATCAGCAAAAGCATGGTGTTTTTCAAAGACAAAGAAATCAGGATTTGACATTGAAACCATGGAAGATGTTTACACCACTGAAAGTCTTAAAATGACATATCTTGAATATCTAAAATGTGGTGTTGAGACAACTTTGGACAAACCTAAACTTGATTTTGATGCATTGCTGCCTCTGTTGTACCCTCATTACAAGTCTTTGGATGTTCTTGAGCAAATAGTTGGGAAATTTGGTGCTTTGAAGAGCACTTCAAAAAGATACTCGCAAGCAGTCAGACTTTGGACCGTCAACAACTTTAATTATGAGTTCTCATCTGGACTGCGAACCATTTTGCAAACTGCTTTCGGCGAGTCACAAGATGCCTCTAATGAGGATGTTGAAGAATTTAAAACCCTCATAAACTTAGATGTTAGTTCATTGGCAGAATTCACTCGTGACTGCAGGCAAAGGGGTGTGAGGCCATTAGACATGTTTTTCTATTTGACACGCATTTACAAACTCACTCAATCAACAAGAGTTCAAGCCTTTGCACATGGCCCCAGTTCACCAAGCTTGCACATGACCTTACTGAATTTGAAGAGATTCAACCACATGCCGGGGATGGTCAGCATCCTTGATTCTGGATTCCGTGAGGAAGAAATAAGTTGGGCCAACACTATGGCAGGGAAGATTGATAAGGTCAAACTTCTACACAATCTAATCATCATGCTTGAGACAGGTAGAATTACACAGATCGGCCCAAATGGACTTGTGGCCTGGACCAAAGATGGGGAATTGACCACAGAATGCAAGACTATAATTAGGTCAATTAACAATATTAGTGGGTTTGATAGGCAAACGCAGAAAGTCATGACCCTTGTTGCATCACAAATCTTTGACAGCAATGAGTTTAAGGAGATTTTAGTGAAGTGGAAGTCACAAAATTTCACCTACATCAAGAGGCAAACAAAAACTGTGTCTCATTCTGGGAAAGTGTCTTGGTCTGGTGATTTAAGTTGTTTAGTCAGTCAATCAAACGAATGTTACACCCTCAATGACATAAGAGGGAAAAGGTTTTTAGAATGTAGAAGGATTGTTGATGAGTCTGTTTTCACACAATCTCTGCGTTCAATGTGCAGAACCTTGGGGATGGAGTTCCAATCTTTCTTTAAAAGGCGAGTCATGATGGCTGGTGACTACTTCCTCTCTGACAGCAACAAGACAATACACAGATGTCAGGCTAACGGTGTGCATGGTGCAGTGCTGAATGTGAAATTTAAGAGAGAATTTGCTTATAGACGCATTGTAGATCTGAACAATTTTAGGGTAGTTAAGAATTACGATGAGAAGGCAAGAGTCCTCACAGTACATTTAGATTCAAAAGAAGGGCGAACCGCAACTGTGGTTCACAGTACATGCAATTATGTGTCACTAGAATTGCCACCAAACACAACGGTAGATCCAGACATCTTCTATCAGGGTGTCAGATTAAACAGGTTGCTTGAAAATAAGAACTGGTTCTTCAACAGGAGGTTACCTGAGCTACCAGAGCGCAACCTGACACACTTCTTTAGAGAGGATGTCCATTTTGATGTAGTTCTGCAGCTGTCCAAAATGGACCAGATCCATGTAAAAGATTATGTTGAAATTAGGGAGGAGGTGCAAGAGAGTTCCTTCGGTGTTGTCCATTATGGGATTGAAACAGACGATAGTACCTCAGATGACAAGGATTTCACGCAGTTGTTTAGAGAGGCAATGGAAAAAGAAGCAAAAGAGGCAACAATGCAGGTCTTCCATAGCACACACATAGACTGGGCTGAAGAAGTACAAAATCAGCAGGAAGAAGAGGATGAAGCATTCTTTTCAGGGCTGATGGAGGAGGATACCATTCTTGCAATTCGATCCTTTGGCTACAAAAGACCTAAAGCACAAAAGTCTGCCCACACTATCAGCAGTTTGCAGCAGGGTGCCGAATTAAGACTGAGGATCTTAGACTCATTTTTCCGCATGTATAGTGTGAAATCAGAACCTTCAAGAATGTTACCTTGCTACTACTCATGGCTCCACGAACAACTAGGTCTGGGGTCAACAATGGACAATTTAATAGAGCAATTAAAAGAACACATCATCACGGCACTATGGGAAACAACTGGAACAAAGAAAAAATCAATAAAGGAATCATTGGTTAGAACACATGAGAGGATCATGAAAAGCCCATTGAAAGCATTCTATAACTTAATAAATGTTGAGACAGATATGTTAACTCAAGATGAAGTTTTGGATGATTTGTTCAAGCAATCTGATGATTATCAGGAAATCCTCACAGATGATGATGACTTGTACGAATAAGCGCTCGCATGCAGGACTAGGTGGAAGTTGTGACGACAAGTATAGATCTTACATAGGTATGGGG